AGTAGACCCTGAAAAATATCAGAGTATTTTGACAGTTGAGCAACTTAGCCGAGACAAGACCTCGAGGGGATTGAAGAAAATCATCCTTGATGGTGCTTTCCCTGTTAACATCTCTTCGATCGATCTCAGTTATGATACAACCGATGCGGTTGAAGAATTTACTGTTGAGTTCGCTTATAACTACTATAAAACTAACACAACTACTTAGTTAGTTAGTAAGTAATTAAAAAATTATGGGCTCCTCATCTGGGGAGCCCATATATTTTCGTATAAATAACATATATGAATCTATTTGGATATGAAATTAGTAAAAAGATTGCATCGAGAGAAACAAAGCTCGATAAAGATCTAAAATCATTTGTTACACCACGTGACGAGGAAGGCTCTTCTTCTGTTGCTACAACTGGTGGATACTACGGTCAATACGTCGATATTGATGGTACTAGTAGTGACAGCTCATCAGAGTTGATTGTTAAGTATCGGGAATCTGCATCACAACCAGAGTGTGATCAGGCCATTAATGATATTGTTGACGGAGCTATTGCATCAGGGGATGATTCTGCACCCGCTGCATTAAATATGAATGACTCTGAATTACCAGATTCAATCAAGAAGCAGATTCAAGAAGAATTTAGTAAGGTACTATCCTTATATAAGTTCAATCGTAGGGCGTCTGATCTATTTAAGGAATGGTATATAGACGGACGACTATACTTTCACGTCATAACTGACGAAAAGAATTTTAATAAAGGTATTAAAGAGCTTAGACAGGTGAATCCTTTACATCTTAAAAAGGTTAAAGAGGTTAAAAAAGTTCTTGATCCAAAGACTGGGGCCAAAATCCCAAAGACTGTATCTGAATATTATATTTACTCAGAGGGTGGCGATGGTTCCGGTTCAGATGTTGGATTTAAGATTGCCAAAGAAGCCATCATCTCGTGCCCTTCTGGTTTACTTGATGTTAATCAAGAAAATATAATAGGACATTTACATAAGTCAATGAAGTTGGTGAATCAACTTCGAATGATGGAAGATTCATTAGTGATGTATCGTGTATCACGTGCACCAGAAAGACGAATCTTCTATATTGATGTCGGCAATCTTCCAAAGGGTAAGGCTGAAGAATATGTACAATCTGTGATGAGTAAATATCGCAACAAGCTTGTATATGATTCGGCTACAGGTGAGATTAGAGATGATACCCGACATATGTCGATGCTTGAAGACTTTTATATGCCACGAAGAGAAGGTGGTAGGGGTACAGAGATTACAACTCTTCCTGGTGGAGAGAATCTTGGACAGATTGAAGATGTTGTATTCTTTCAGAAGAAACTTTATAGATCTTTGAATGTACCTATTGCAAGACTTGAACAAGATACTACTCATGCATTTGGGCGACCAAGTGAAGTATCTCGTGATGAAGTTAAATTTCAGAAATTCATTGATAAGCTTAGAAACAAATTCTCTTTTCTATTGATTGATGCTCTACGAATTCAGTTAATCCTAAAGGGTGTTATTAAACAGTCTGAATGGGATACAATCGAAGAGAGTATTGCAATCAATTATGTTGAAGATAATTACTTCTCTGAATTGAAGGAAGCCGAGATTATCAAAGAGCGTGTTGAAGCCCTTAATATTGTCAATGAATTTGTTGGTCAATACTACTCTAAGGCTTGGGTCCGCAGAACGATCTTGAAGCAAACTGATGAAGATATTAGAAAAATTCAAGATGAGATTGAAGATGAGAAAAAAGATGAGCCAGATGATGATTTGGACATTTAAAGATAACAATTATTATAAATAGATACTATGAACAATACAGAAAAACTTTTTAATGATTTGGTGAATAATGATGAGCAGGCTGCTATGAGTTCTTTCACAGTAGCAATTCAAGATAAACTTGATCAAGTTATGGCAGTGAGGAGAGTTGCTATTACATCTGAAGTCTTTAATCAAGCTACTGTTGAAGAGTCAACTGAACTTGAAGAGGCTGCTATTGAGATTACATTCAAGAAGGGTAAGTCTTCTAAGAAGGAGATTGCTAAATTTAAAAATCAGAAGGAATTCGAGAAGTGGTTCATTAAACATGAAGATGATATTGAAATCACTTCACACAAAGGATTAGAAGAATAATATGAAATTAATCACAGAACATTTAGATTCAAACCTCGAATTTCTCATTGAGAAAGATGAGAAGGGTAACAAGAATACCTACATCGAGGGTGTCTTTATGCAAGCGGAGCAGAAAAACCGCAACAATAGAATTTATCCTAAAAACGTATTAACTGAGGCATGTGCCAAATACGTAAAGGAGCAGGTTAAAACTGGAAGAGCTGTTGGTGAGTTGAATCACCCAGAAGGCCCAGCAATTAACCTTGATAAAGTTTCGCACAGAATTACCGAACTTAATTGGGATGGTAATGATGTTGTTGGAAAGGCACTTATACTGAATACGCCAATGGGTAATATAGTGAAAGGACTTATTGAAGGTGGATGTAAGTTAGGTGTCTCAAGTCGTGGTATGGGAACAGTTGAAAGCAGGAATAGTAAGACCTATGTGAAGAGTGATTTTATGCTCTCCACAGTGGACATTGTACAAGATCCCTCAGCACCGGAAGCATTCGTTAATGGAATAATGGAAGGTGTTGAATGGATTTATGAGAATGGTATTCTTAAACCTCAACAGATTGAAGAATATGAGACTGAAATACGTAAAGCATCTAAATCTGAACTTGCAGAAGCTCAGAAAAGGGTCTTTAGTGATTTCCTCTCCAAACTCTAATCATTAAAATAATAAAGCTATGTCAGAAGAAAACACAGAACTAGAAGACATCATTGAAGATGTCTCTGAAGAACAGCTTATTGCTAATGAAGAGCTTGTACAGGATCTACCTGAAGTCTCTGAAGAGCAAGAAGCATCCTTTGATGATTCCATCAAGTCAATTCTCCTCGGTGAAAAGAAAGCCGTAAAAAAGGAAGAAGAAGACGAAGAAGAATCTGAAGAAGACGAAGAGGAAGAGGAAGACGAGATGGAAGAATCCACTAAGTCTAAGAAAGAATCTGAGGACGAAGAAGAATCTGAAGAAGAAGACGAAGACGAAGACGAAGACGAAGACGAGATGGAAGAATCCACTAAGTCTAAGAAAGAATCTGAGGACGAAGAAGAATCTGAAGAAGAAGAGGACGAAGAAGATCCTAAGGAATCTAAAAAGAAGGTTTCTGAAGCACTTGATCTCCTTATCACAAATGAAGCTGAACTTAGCGAAGACTTCAAAACCGAAGCTGCAACACTTTTTGAAGCAGCTATTGCAGAAAGATCTCTTGAGATTCAAGAAAATCTTGAAGCAAAATACAATTCGGAATTGAACGAAGAAGTTGAATCACTCCGTGAGAGTCTTGTCGAAAGAATCGATGATTATCTTTCATATGTGGTTGAAAGCTGGGTTGAAGAGAACTCTGAGCAAGTTGAAAATACACTTCGCACAGATATCGCTGAAAACTTCATGTCTTCACTTAAAGACCTATTCATCGAGAACTATATCGAAGTTCCAGCCGAAAAGAGAGACATTGTTGAAGAACTCAACACATCTGTTGAAGAAACATCTTCACAACTCTCAGAAGCTGCAACCGAGATCGAAACTCTTAAAGAGCAGATCGAAACATTCGAGAGAGCTGAAGTTATCAACTCACTATCGGAAGATCTGTCAGAAACAGAAACACATCGTCTCAAGACTATCTTGGAAGACATGAGTTTCTCTAATAAAGAAGTCTTCTTCAATAAAGCTCAGACAGTCAAAAGTTCAATCTTTGAAATCAAAGAAGAAACATCTCAAGAAGAATCTTTGGTTGAAGAAACCGAAGACGAAACAGAAATCGTAATTGAAGGTACAACAAATCCTCTCACGAAGCTTCCTGCTTCTATGAGACAATATGTTGAAGCCCTCGCAAAATAAACCATATCACAAACAATAACATAGGAGAAATTCAAAAATGTTTAATACAGAAAACGAAATGAAAAAGTGGGCACCAGTGCTTGAGCACAAGGATGCACCTGCTTTCCAAGATTCACACCGCAAGGCTGTTACAGCCAAGCTTCTAGAAAATACAGAGATCGCTCTTCAAGAAGAGAGAGTACAATCTGGTTTTCTTAACGAGAATAACGTAACTACATCGGCTGTAAGTAAGTTCGATCCAGTTCTTATCTCTCTTGTACGTCGTGCAATGCCTAATCTCATCGCTTATGATGTAGCAGGTGTTCAGCCAATGTCCGGTCCAACTGGTCTCATCTTCGCGATGAAGTCACGTTACAACGGTGCTGGCGATTCACCTTCGAATACTAACATCGATACTACTGATGTTGAAGCACTTGGTATCGATGTACCTGATACTGCTTTCGCTGCTCCTGTTTCCACAACTGCTGGTGAAGCTCTTGGCGGAACTAATGGTGCTGCTTTCGGCGACATGGGTTTCACCATCGAGAAAGCTGTTGTTGAAGCTCAGACTCGTGGTCTTAAGGCTGAATACACAATGGAACTTGCTCAAGATCTTAAGGCAGTTCATGGTCTTGATGCTGAAGCTGAATTGGCTAATATCCTTTCGACTGAAATCCTTGCGGAAATCAATCGTGAAGTCATTGACACAATCAATGACAAGGCTAAGCCTGGTTTCACTCCAGATTCTTCCTCTCCATTCACTCCTGGCGTATTCGACCTTGCATCTGATGCTGATGGTCGTTGGGCTGTTGAGAAGTTCAAGAGCTTGATCTTCCAAATCGAAGTCGAAGCTAATAAGATTGCAACTCAAACACGCCGTGGTAAAGGTAACTTCATCATCTGCTCAAGCAATGTTGCTTCTGCTCTAGCAGCTGCTGGTCAACTTGACTACACACCTGCTCTTGCTTCTAATCTTCAAGTTGACGCAACTGGTAACACCTTCGCAGGTGTTCTTAATGGTCGCATGAAGGTATATGTTGATCCTTATGCAGGTCCTGATTATGTAACAGTTGGTTTCCGTGGAACTAATCCATATGATGCTGGTCTCTTCTACTGCCCATACGTACCACTCACTATGGTTCGTGCAGTTGATGAATCAACTTTCCAACCTAAGATTGGTTTCAAGACTCGCTACGGCATGGTCAAGAACCCATTCGTAGAATCTGCTACTAGTGGCGGCGTTGGTTCAGCTAACCAGAATCCATACTTCCGTAGATTCGAAGTTCTCAACATCAATGTTGGCAGTTAATTTTAATTAATTAATTTTATAATTTGAAGGGGTCTCGAAAGAGGCCCCTTCTTTTGTTTATAAATACACATATGAGTAACTTAACCAGCAATTATAATTTTCTTTCACCAACAGGATTTAAGTTGGTTGTGAATCATGATCGATTCGCTAATTTGGAATACTTTGCCACAAGTGTGACGCTTCCATCTTTTAACACTGGTGTCATTGATCT